GTAACTCCTTCAGCCAAAGACTACATGGCACTTGTACTAACCCAGACTGGTAACGTCGCTTGAGGTGATCTACTTGGTAAAAGTAGAAGGCACTCTCGAAGAGTTAAGAGAACTCTTTGTTGAAGGCGCTAAGAAAGAGCTGAGAAAGACAGCGAAGAAAGCAGGTGTTGAAGTTGTTAAGTCTGGTGTTCGTCGCACTAAGTCTGCGTGGCAGAAATATGTGGGTAACAAGAAGAAACAGATTAAGTTCAAGTCTGGGCCAAAGAAAGGTCGTTTAGATCTAAAGAAAATGGCTGTTGCTTATCGCAGAGAACAGAAAAAGAAATCCAAGAGGTGAAATGAATGGCACGAATTATTGACAAAGATACACGATTGATTGATGTAGACTTTGGACAAATCAATATTGGTGCTGGTAGAGCACTTGGGACAGACGTGCCTAATTCAGTAACAAGCAGTGGGCCGGGAGTAGGCCAATTACTGAACTTAATTCCACCCAACCAACTTAATGGCGGTTCCTTCATTCAATATGTGCGCCTGGATCTAGATTACATGACTCGTAACAATGAAGTTATGATGCCGGTAGAAGTATCTGCTCAAAGAACTTCACCGGTTCCTTTAGGTTACAATAACAACGGTAACAACTTTGACCAGATTGAAGAATATATCTTTATTTTGTCTAGGCCATTAAACAACACAAACATAGCCGCATTTACTAACACAGGTCGCTATGAAGAAATGCGTCAAATGGGATTAGATGGTACTACTGGATCTGCAGTTGTGTCGGGTAATGCTGGATGGCCCAATCAAGAACAGATGCTTTATGCAGAAAAAAGAATGTATTCGTATAGTGATTCACTTGGGGCTAGTCAAAGAAATGGTGAACTGTGGGATGCTAATGCTATTCCTCCAAATACTTCGTACAACACTTTGCACGGAATGCCTTCTCTTGACAATGTTAGCACCTGGGGATCTATGGAGGCTATAACTGGGCCTAACTTGCATTGTTATCGAATGGTAATCAATAGAAACCAAACATTCCCTGGAATACCTAATGTATTCAAAAATGTGAGTTTTGTTGGAGATTCGATTTGTTATTGGCCTGCTGTAAGTGTACGCTTCTTATGTAAGGATCCAGACTTCTCTGAAGGTGAATATCTAACTCGTATTGCTAATGCAATGAATAGTATTGCTGAAGGCGGGCCTACTGCATGACATTCATTCGAATGAGAGTAGAACCCGGGACTTCTACCTGGATCCCTCACAATCAGAGAGTAGAACAAAGAGTGTTTAGTCCTGAAGAATACGCTGCTAAAGGCTACACTTTACGCGATGACTTTAACCCATCAATGTTTCAAACAGGATCATATTCAAGTTTTAATTCATTTGATATGAACTTCCTTAACTTACCTGTGTATCGAGCAGATACTAAAGAGGAATTTGCCACAGATGCGTTTATGCTTCTAGGTTCTTTTGTTACTGGCGGATCTACTGGCGGACTCAAGTTTGCTCTAAGTCAACTCGAATCAGACTAATCTACGAGCTCGTAGATAGTAGTTACACATTAGGTTGGCAATCAAAACACTCGTAATAGTCAGTGTCTGGATGTTCTGTAATGATTTGGCTACACTCTTGTGTCCAACAATAGCAATTACATAGTCTGCATAAGACATAGACTTCCATTACTCTTCCTCCCCCTGGTTAATCCAAATATTCTTGTTGCATTTACAACAAGTAACATAATCAAATCGAATGCAACCAGGACAAGTTTGTTCACAATCACATATCATTCACAACACCTCTTTAATTTCTTTAAACTCAATGTTGTCTGCAAGTTTACAATAGTAAAGATGCCAAACACATCCAGACCATGCACAAGGAGATTCCCATTTTATTTTGAGAATATTGTTAGGTAGAAACTTAACTTGACTACCATCTGAATATAATCCATCTTCCATTAGATCCGCTTCATCTAATCTTTCGATAGTAGTTGTATTCTTTGCATGCTTACAATTTACAATATGATCTCTTAATTCCATTACTGCCGCATGTTCATGCTGAAGATAAGTCATACTCATGCGTTCAACTCCGCTAAAAGTAATGCTTTGAGGTGATCGCTAACGTCATCCCTTGAGTGAAGGACTGAAAGCAACCGCCTCGTCTCGAAATCAGTAATATCGAAGGCTTCCTGGTCGGCAAGATATGCCTTCAAAGCCCTGGTAATTACTCGTGACCTGGTTCCCTTGGTTTTCGTCTTTAGATCCCTGGCTATTGACACCGGGATATTGGCTGAAATGATGGTTTTTAGTTCCCCCATGATTAGCCCATTTTGTGTTTTAATAAATAACTAACTGAAAGAATTAGATCGAGAGGGCTAGATGTGTGGCTGCGCCCCAAATCCCGCCAGTGACGGCCCAGATGTTCAAGATAAGGATTCAAAATAATATTATAACCTGTCTATATAGACACTACTTCATGGCAAAAGCATCAACCAGAGAATTCGAAGTTTATGTTGAACTACAATCCGTAGCAGCAGCAGCAAACCAAACACTAGACATGACCGATTACGTCGATATCGCCGATAATCAAGCGTTCGAAGTACACGAACTTGACATTGTTCTTGATGTGGATCAAGCATTTCCAGCCGGAAACGTCGAGGGACTGTTCCAGTTGGCAGATTCGAATATCACGGCGTTTGTTTCTCATGCTGATCGCACTTCTTTGTATGTCGCTCGAAAGACTTACGACGGTGCTGCCTTAGGTATGTATCATCAAGAGTCCTTTTCATCATTGACTCCACTTATTGTTTCAAAGACTCTATGGTGCCGTAACTCTAGTTCAACAGCACTAAACTACACTCTTCGTATCAAAGGACGCATAGTAACTCCTTCAGCCAAAGACTACATGGCACTTGTACTAACCCAGACTGGTAACGTCGCTTGAGGTGATCTACTTGGTAAAAGTAGAAGGCACTCTCGAAGAGTTAAGAGAACTCTTTGTT